TAAAACTTAGGGCGATCACCCTAAATTTCTGAGGATACGCGAGGGGTACGGGGTGGGCACCCCCCGTTTACAGTTCGTGGCACTATGTATCTATGTATTACTAAAATGCACAAATAAATCGTATTTTTTTAAAATCTAGTCCTTTAAATGCTTTATTTGGGGTACTACTTTTAATTTGTTACATACAAAGTACCCCCCTTGTGTTTTTAAGTACCTAGCACAAAAAAATTTTTTGTTGTATATTCGTCAAAACTGGTTGACAACCTGCAAATACTTAAAAATTATGGCCTTATCTGTGAAAGCGGACGTAAATGTCCCGCTGACTACTGCAAACCCTTTTACTGATCTGACAGTCACTGCAGATGCGGCCTCGGCTACGGGCTTATTCTTGGCAGAACACGGGCTAGACTTGACTCCATGCAAAGAAGATAAGGACGTAGCAGCAGGGTTGGCCACCGATTACGCCGCTGACCCCGAAAAAACCTCCAAAAAAGTGACTCCTGCAAAGGTTGCGGCCATGCGACCTGCTTCTATTGTGCTTGCAGACAACATACTCAAAGAATTTAGCTTCTCAGTAGTAGAAAACTCCATACAACTACGCCAATTAGTGACCAACAAGTTGATTGTGGAGTCAGAAAACCCTGATGCCCGCCACAGACTGCGTGCACTGGAGCTACTGGGCAAGATTTCAGACGTGGGTTTGTTTGCAGAGAAGTCCGAAGTCACTATCACACACCAGTCCAGTGATGATTTACGCGCCAGACTGCGCGGAAAACTGGAAAAACTGGTAGAACCGGCTATAGATGTAGAAGACGCTGTCATTGTGGACGATTCCCCCGACCTGTTAGGGCTGTTGGGTGACGAAGAATCGGTGCAATACGACGATGACTGACTTTACAGAGGCCGAAGTCCAGACAATGCTGGACAACCTTGACAACTACTCCGACGAAGAAGTTGCTGAGATAGATAGAATCGTTGACGAACTGGCAGAAAGGCGCAAAAACAAAGCTGCGTACGACGATTTGATTGATTTTGCCAAGGCGATGATGCCTGAGTTCCTCGTTGGTAAACATCACCGGATTTTGGCCGATGAATTAATGGCGATTGAGGCCGGAGACAGGGACAGGATATGTGTCAACATACCCCCACGTCATGGTAAGTCTCAACTTGTGTCTATTTTTTATCCTGCGTGGTTTTTAGGACGAAATCCGGGCAAGAAAGTGATGATGGTGTCACATACGACCGACCTCGCGGTTGATTTTGGTCGTAAAGTACGAAATTTGATCTCTCTTGATGCGTATAAGGCGATTTTCCCAACCGTAAGCCTAGCGTCAGACTCCAAATCAGCCGGTCGGTGGAACACTTCCGTAGGAGGTGAGTACTACGCGTGTGGTGTGGGGTCTGCGTTAGCAGGTCGTGGTGCGGATTTACTGTTGATTGACGATCCGCACTCGGAACAGGACGTGATTAATGGAAACTTCGCCATATTCGAGAAAGCGTACGAGTGGTATACGTTCGGTGCACGTACTCGTCTGATGCCCGGCGGACGCGTTGCTATTATACAAACACGTTGGCACATGGACGACCTGACCGGGCGTGTCGTACGGGATATGACGCAGAATGATCGCGCTGACCAGTTCGAGGTGATCGAATTTCCAGCGATATTGGAGGTTGAGCGTGAGGGGCAGGTGGTGGATAAACCGCTGTGGCCTGAGTTCTTTGATTTAGAGGCACTCTTGCGCACAAAAGCGTCGATGCCTAACTTTCAGTGGAACGCGCAGTACCAGCAGCAGCCCACTGCCGAAGAAGCTGCCATAGTAAAACGTGAATGGTGGCAGATATGGGGTAACGAGCGGCCACCTGCGTGTGAGTACTTAATAATGACGCTCGACTCGGCTGCGGAGAAACACAACCGTGCTGACTTTACGGCGTTGGCAACGTGGGGCGTGTTCTTCAACGAAGAGACGGACGCGTACAACATCATCTTGTTGAATAGTATAAAGCAGCGGTTAGAGTTTCCTGAATTAAAGGAGTTGGCGCTCGAAGAATATACACAATGGGAGCCGGACGCGTTTATTGTGGAGAAGAAAAGCTCGGGAGTTGCATTATACCAAGAGATGCGTAGGATGGGACTACCCATATCAGAATACACCCCGCACAGGGGATCAGGCGATAAGATTGCGCGGCTAAATTCAGTTGCGGATATTATCTCATCTGGGATTGTGTGGGTGCCCACGTCACGCTGGGCAGAAGAACTTGTTGACGAGGTAGCGGGTTTTCCATTTATGGCGAACGATGACTTGGTTGACGTAACAATAATGGCGCTCATGCGGTTTAGGCAAGGTGGGTTTATTAGTCTACCTACGGATGAGCAAGACGAACTGCCGTACTTCAAATCGCAGCGGCGACGAGGATATTACTAGATGGCTATCGAGAAAGGTTTATACCAAGCGCCTACGGGCATGAGTACGCCCGACGATATGGAGGGTACCGCAATAGAGATTGAGATTACCGACCCCGAAGAGGTAACGTTGAGTGACGGTAGCGTAGAAATTACGCTGATACCCGGTGACGATGACGACCAAGAGGCTAAGTTTGAAGATAACTTGGCGGAAAAGCTAGACGAGAATGAGCTGGCAGAGCTTGCGTCCGAGCTTATGGGGTCAGTAGACGCTGACATTGCGAGCCGCAAAGATTGGGCTGAGATATACGTAGAAGGGTTGGACATCTTAGGGTTTAAGTACGAAGAACGTACAGAGCCGTGGGAAAACGCCTGTGGTGTGTACTCTACCGTGCTGGCTGAAGCAGCTATCCGGTTCCAAGCAGAGGCTATGGCGGAGACGTTTCCTGCCGCTGGCCCAGTCAAGACGAAGATACTGGGTGAAGAGACGCAAGAAAAGATGGACGCTGCTCAACGCATTCAGCAAGACATGAACTACGAGCTGACTGAGCGTATGGTCGAGTATCGCCCTGAACACGAGCGCCTACTATATAGCCTTGGTCTGGCCGGTTCTGCGTTTAAGAAGGTGTACTACGATCCCAACATGGATAGAGTATGCGCTACTTATATACCAGCGGAAGAAGTTATTGTCCCTTACGGTGCGTCTACTATCGAGACAGCCGAGCGCGTGACGCATGTTATGCGTAAGACTAAGAACGAGTTGCGAAAGCTCCAGACTATGGGCTTTTATCTGGACACCCCACTGGGTGAACCTCGCCCGTACCATACGGATATAGAAGAACGTAAAGCCGAAGAAGGCGGTTACAGCATAAGCGACGATGATCGTTACACGCTGTGCGAAGTACACGCAGACTTGTTTATAGAAGAGCTAGATGACGATTCTGACGAGATTGCAAAGCCGTATGTCGTCACAATCGAGCGTGGGACAGGTCAGATTTTAGCCATTCGACGTAACTGGGACGAAGATGACGAGATATATACCAAACGCCAACACTTCGTACATTACAACTATGTGCCGGGTTTTGGGTTCTACGGTTTAGGTCTGATTCACATCATTGGTGGTTACGCCCGGGCAGGTACGTCACTCATACGACAACTTGTTGACGCGGGTACATTGTCTAACTTACCCGGGGGCTTGAAAGCACGTGGCCTACGAATCAAAGGTGACGATACGCCCATCGAGCCGGGCGAGTGGAAAGATGTTGACGTGCCATCAGGCGCGATTAAAGACAACATCATGCCGCTACCTTATAAGGAGCCGAGCCAAACGCTACTCGCGTTGCTAGATAAGATTACTACTGAAGGCCGCCGGTTAGGGGCTATTAGTGACATGGACATCTCCGATATGTCCGCTAATGCGCCAGTTGGCACGACTCTTGCGATCCTTGAGCGCACGCTAAAACCTATGGCTGCGGTACAGGCACGAGTTCACTACTCTATGAAGCAGGAGTTCAAGCTACTCAAAGAACTCATGTCCGAGTACGCGCCTACTGAGTATAAGTACGAGCCAGTTCGCGGCAGCATCATGGCCAAGCGTGATGACTACGAGATGATCGAAGTCTTGCCTGTCAGTGACCCCAACAACACTACAATGGCACAACGTGTTGTACAGTATCAAACCGTCTTGCAGATGTCGTCGCAAGCACCGCAGATATACGATTTACCTCAACTACACCGTCAAATGATTGACGTGCTGGGCGTT